TAACCAAATCTCTATTTCCTGAAATAGCTGATATGGCGCCTGGCAGAACTCTTATAAATGATTCAACTGGCACAATTGGTCTGTATGAGTCGGATGTAAATGCCACCACCATATCTGTCCGCACAATGACAATTGATACAGTTTCTGGTGGGACAGCCGGTCCAAGATTGTTAGGTAATGTTGCAACCAAAGCAGCACTTCCTACGACTGTAACAGACGCCACAACCGCATTCGGTCGTACGCCTTCTGAAGATGATTATGCTAATGTGCTTGAGGATGAGTCACACGATGGTAATCTTGTTAGGTATTATATTCTTGCTATCGATGCTTCTGATAATATTACTTGGGGTAATGAGCTTGTCATCGACAGTAACAATTTCCAGGCTCAGACAACCTTATCAGATGCTGGTAAGGTATTAGTTGGTGGAGCTTCGTCAGGGACTTTTGGGGCTTCTAAAGATATAGATACAGTTGTTACGGCTGGAAGCGCTGATCTTATTACTTCTGGGGCTGTTGCGACTGCCATATCTAATGCTGCAAATAATTATCAATCTAAAGGTAATGCGGTGTGGCAATCTACTGTACCAGAACTAATGAGTGCAGGAAATATAGCTGGTACATTTGGAGCAAATTTTCCCGTAAACAATAGTCTTCCATTATCCAGCGTATATAATCAAATACCAACATCGTATGTTGTTAGTAACGCAATACAAACCGCCATAGCTGGCATCACTGTAACAGGTGGTCCAACAATTCAAAATGAGACGATTACAGGCGATGACACTACGCTTTTCTGGGCATTCAATAACTCATTCGGTAATGTGAATCTTGTCGTCCAGGCTTATGATAATACTGGAGCTCTGGTAGGAGTTGACGTAACCATCACAACCACCAATATCACTATCACAGTTGCTCAGCCTTTGGGTGTTGGGTTGGATCTTAATATTGTAGCGTTTGGGGTGGTGAGTTAAATAATTCTAGAATCTTTAAAACCAATAGCAGACCTGATAAACAAATTCATTCCAGATGGTGCTGAAAAAAACCGTCTACAGGCTGAAATAGAGAAGGCATCTCTTGAGGTTGATAAGCAACGCTTAGGCGCCCTTTCCAAGATGCTTGGCAATAACTCTTTCTTTGTAGCGGGAGCTATTCCAAGTATCCTCTGGGTATTGGTTATAAGCATTGTAAACAACTATATTTTAATGCCTTGGGCGGCTGTATTCGGCTTAACAGTCCCAGATGTATCGTTACCAGGAGAAGTCTGGACACTTGCAGGATGGATTATAACAGGTTTGTTAGCTAAGAAAGCCTTTGACGGCAATGAGATATATTCCAAAACTGGCGTACTTCTCAAGCCTGCGAAGACTGACATAGCCGAGAAAAAACCTCCCCCGATGCCACCCCGTGTAAATCAAAATGAGATAGTAAGAGACCAAGACTATTACGATAGACGTTTTGAGGAACTTACTAATAAATATCCCGATAAATAAGAAGATGATAAGATGTGGTACACATGTGATGGTGATACAGGCCGTATCGACGCCTGCGCTAGCTGGGAATTTACTCATGGCGCAACATGGACAGATAAAAAGATATGCGTAAGAGCTAATGGAAGCTATTACTTTGAAGGTGAGGACTCTACACCTACGGACCCTGATGACCCCACAGATCCTACCTCACCTTCAGATGGCTTGGAGACAGCCGAATTTGAAAACTCCGACTATTATATTTATGCTTTCAAATACGACAATGGATGGCTTTCAGCCTATGGAGAATTTATAAATGGCGGGAAAGATGGTGGACTCACCATCACGCTTCCTGGCGGTTATGAGTTTGTTGATACAAGATATAATTTTGTAGCCACCTCAACAGATGCTGAGCAAGGTGGAGCCATAGATGGATTCAAGATATTAGCACGCACCAAAAACTCTTTCACAGTTGCTACAAGTCATCTTGAGGATGAGCTTGTATTAGAGATGACTGATGAAAACTATAGCTTTAGCTGTTCAGGGAGGTGGAAGTAATGCCTAAGATATATGGTAAAGGTATACCTTCAGGTGGCCTCCCTGGACAAGCTATGCGTAGAGGCGCTAATGAATACGAGACATATTGGGGCGACCCAGTAACTGAGGAAGATATTAAGGCTGCTGTTGCCAAGGTTGAGGGATTACAGGGACCAGCCGGTCCTCAAGGCCCAGTGGGGCCTAAAGGCGATACCGGCGAACAAGGACCTGAAGGCCCTCAAGGTATACAGGGTATTCAGGGACCCTCTGGAACCGGCGAACCAGGTGATCAAGGCCCAGTGGGGCCTAAAGGCGATACCGGCGAACAAGGACCTGAAGGCCCTCAAGGTATACAGGGTATTCAGGGACCGAAAGGTGACCAAGGCATTCAAGGTATTCAAGGCGATATAGGCCCTAAAGGAGATCCAGGCATACAGGGTGAGCAGGGATTTCAGGGCTTGAAAGGTGATAAGGGAGATAAAGGGGATATAGGATTGCAAGGTATTCAAGGCCCAGTGGGGCCTAAAGGTGACCAAGGAGTTCAAGGTATTCAGGGTAATACCGGTCCACAAGGTCCTGCAGGAAAGGACGCCATTGCAAATCCTATAACCTTTACCAACAACTTTGCAGAGATAGTTACGAATGATAAGGCTATCATGTCTGACGGGACGACGTCAACTATCTGTTACAGAGTTTGGAAAGGCACAACTCCTGGAACCGGTGCCACAATTCGAATCGCGTCTATACCAGCTCCTAAATCTATATTAGAGTTGTCTTGGTGTGCGCCTGGTACTGATGGCAAGGTTACTTATCAAGAGTTTACCCATGCCAAGGTACAATGTTATTGGGACTCTGCTTTAACCTTTGTCGAGTTCACAACTTATACAGATTTCATGGCTAATAGACCCGTTGTGGTGACTATGAAATATATTAAATAAACACATTTATAAAAAAGGAGTAGGCGAAAGCCTATTCTTTATTTTAACAAGTGGGGGGGGGTAAGTACAATTCAATATTTTAATCGAATGGATAAATTATCAATTCCCGTTGAGGATAATGATGTTATTAGAAAGGCTGAATTAAGCTCTGGTGGGTTATCAAATGATCCAAAATTTATACCGTCTAATATATATATAGACATAACGAATGGATCAGTAGCACCCAATTATGGTTTTGTTGTATTAAATGCATATTATGCAGGTGATAGATATTGTATATTATCAAATGGAATTTTATCAACAAAAAATGGATGGGCATCATCACTATATTTAAACAAAAGTTTATATATATTGGTTGCTCCTAATGATATTATAAATGTTACAAGTGCAATTATTAATGGATCATATACATTTTCTATTACATCATTAAGATTTTATTATGCGATAGGATATGAAAATGAATAATTTTAATCAATTATCAACAAATATAATTCCAATTGATACTATGATATGTAGAAAAATAGATTTAAATAACAATGATGTGGATTCAGCAATACAATATCCAGATGTTAATAATTATATTGATTTAGTATTTAATAATGATTTTATTATTCCAGAAGATGGTTTTATTGTATACAATGGACAATCTACGAATAATGCAAGAAATAATTATATTTTGCTAGAATCAACATTATGCTCTTCTTGTTCGGACAAAGGAAATTATAAAATAAATACATATTTATTAGTATTTAAAGGTGATGTATTAAAATCTTCAACATATGGGTCTAATACGTTTAATATATTTAGATATTATTTGGTGAAAAAATGAATATTTTAAATAATTTTTTTCTAGAAAAAAAACCAGAATCTTCTTATGAAATATTGCGTCAAAAAGATATTATAGCATCTACGATAAATTTAAGACCATCTAATGTGTCAATTGATGTTTCATTTGGATATATTGCACCAACATATGGTTTTTTCACATATAAAGGAACTTTTCCAAGTACATCTACAGCATTAGTAACTTTACAATGTGGTCCATTATTACATACAGCTTGCGGAGTATCGACTATTTTATATACATTTTTTCCAACATTTCCAGGTTATTCTATATCTATGCCATATTTACGCACCGGAATAACAACATCATATTTAAAATTCATATACGCTGAAGGTTACGAACCTAATTAAAGGAGGTGCATAATTTAAATGACACCTTTATCAGTCCTATCTAACCATATCGCGAACACTCAAATGAGTATTGAACGATGCTTAGAAAGCATCCGACAACGCGATAATATTTTAGATAATATTTCTTACTCAGTTGGAGATATTTGGAGTAAAGTAGAAGACTTTGGGGATTATTTTAGAAATATGGTATAAGGAGTGACCAAATCATGGAGGACCATGTGACTCATGAGAGAAGGTCCTATGCGATAAATGAACGGGAAATAGGAGCTCTGATTAATCAGGTCGATGTTTTAAAGGAGTCATTAAAGACCGTTCAGGCTAACATTGATATAACTTTATCAAATAGGAAGGATATTGATTATGCATTGCATGATATTTCAAAATCATTCGATATGATTAATTCTCATCTCGTGAACATTGACTCCAAGATGCAAACTTTAGATGAGAAACTAAATAACCATATTCAAAAAGACGTTGGGTTCGACGTTATCATGCAAACAAAGCTTGGTAAGTGGGTGCTCGGCATTATTGCACTTATATTCGGTACATTCATTGTTGACATAGTACACAAGATTAAAGATATTTTATGGAAATAACACGCCTTTTAATGAAAGAAATATAATTCTAAAAAAGGAGTGTTATAATATGAAGTATTATGAAAAAGATTTTGTTAAGGCATGTGGAGTGTATAAGGATAAGATGGTTCAAGAAATTGAGTTCTTAACCGTCAAATACAATTTGAATCAGGATTTGATTCAACTTAAACGTTTGGCGGGTAATGATGAAAACGATCAAACCATATTTAGACTTACAAACGAAAACATAGACCTCGAACGGGATATTAAACAAATTATTCAACAAGCATCCGTGTTAGAAACTATATTCGATCAATTGGGCGCTTAACAGCGCCTTTTATTTATTTTTTGAGGGGGGGGGTAAGTTTTAATGCAATTATTAAATAAAACAGAGCTTAAATCCGCTCCAGTAGACCCAGAAGACGTTTTAAGAATGATGGATTCTTCATCCGGTTCTTCTGGGGGGGGCATTATTTCAGATGATTTTATTGATATAACTTTACCATATACGGCTACAGAAGCTGGTTGGGTATTATGCGTTAAACGAACTAATGGTTCTCAAGCATTACTCACTATGGTATATTCTGATTCATCTAAAAGTACGTTAATAAGACGAGCCACTAATTATGCAATATCTGGAATTGATGTGGTTAATTTTATATTTGTTAATCCTACAAATTATGTAGAAGAACGAGGAAATGTTGGTGGAGCATGGAATACGATTCACTTCTTTCCATTAAAAAAATAAAAGGAGACGATTTAATGTTTTACACAGTGGACGATAATGGAAAAATCACAGCTAGCGCAAAATTTAAATGGGCGGATAACTGCCTGGAAACAGACAAAGAAATTCTAAGAGCTTACGATGGTGGTTTATATTTCGCTGAAGATGTACCCACAAAACCCTTAGACCAGCTTAAAGAAGAGCGTAAATCAGAACTATCAGCTGCAAGAGATGCTAAAATAGATTCTGGTTTTGAGTTCAATGGCAACAGGTTTTATGCGGATAAGGGCTCCAAAGGAGATCTTGTCTTCGCCATATTAGCTTATCAGACAACGGGAAAGTTGCCTACTGAGTGGAAGGGTATTGATGTAATAATACCCATCACCACAATAGAGGATCTTATGGGGCTTGCTACGGCTAATGGACTCTTTATAGAAGCCACCTATAATACATATTTTAACTACTTTACTCAGATAGAAGCTTGCACGACCAATGCGCAGTGCGAAGCTCTTGAGTTCGTGTTTTAATTATGAAACTATATTCGGCACCCACTAATCCTGAAGATATCTTACGTAAGATGGATATTAGTTCCGGAGGCGGTGGGGGGGGTATTTTATCAAGTGAACCAATACAATTAGCAATTTCTGGTAATGGTATTCCAATTAAATCTCCAGGAAATGGTGTATTATTTATACAAGCAAAAACAAATTCTACTGTAAATTCAATTACCATTCGTATTGTACTTAATGATTCTGATGTTAATAATTATAATAATTATACATTATCCTCAATGAATTATAATGGGTCCTTAATAGGAACATCAATCCCAATAGCAGAAGACTGGTATTATGTACTTGAGCACTATCAAACTATTAATCAAACGTTATGGTTCATACCATACAAATAAACACACCCTAGGAAAGCCTTTTAAAGATTAAAAGGAGTGTTAGCAATATTAACACTCCTTTTAAATTTTTCGCCAGCTGAAAAAACATATCCTTTAATGAAGGAGATGGTATAAATGATAGTTAAAATATTAGTAATAAGTACATTATTACCAATTGCAACAAGTGCAGTTATGTGTAGTATTGAAATTGCGGCGAATTGGGGATGTGATATTTACGAAGGTTTGAAGAACAAATACAATAATTCTTCAAAAGAGGACCAGTAATGGTCCTTTATTTATCGCGATAAAAACAAAGCGTATAATGAAGAGATTAGAATCTGGAAAATTCTATAAAGTACACCAATGAACTTTGAAAAGTACAATCTCTTTTAAATTTTCGCGATAAAAACACGGTATATAATGAAGAGAAAGCAGGATGGTGTAAGTGGTTAGCACACTTAGAAATAAGAGGTATGGTTCGAGTCCACAAATTTCTCTTCATTTATTTTCTCAAACAAATAGGAGGTAATAGATGACAAAGGACGAATACTATGAACGATTATTAGAAAAGCGTGAAAAGGAAGACAACGATGTTACGGCCGTTGAATGGACTCATGATGATAAATCATGCGGTATATTTATGTCTTAAGGAGGTAGTAAATGATTAGAGACAATATATTTAAACAGTGCGATAACTATAGGGACATGGCTTTAGTTTTATTTAAGGCCATTAGGGATGATATGTATATTCCTAATGAAATAATTTACAATTTGTTAGAGCAAATAGCAGATGATTTGAACAAGGAACTAATTGATATAAATGATGAACGCGCACGACTGTTTATGAATATTTATAAACCTTATAAGGAGGAGAAATAAAATGATACAAGAAAAATTTAGCAAGTTAATGGAGAGGCAATTCGATAGGTGCAGGACAGTTTTGAATTGGAAAGCATCAGAGTATGCGGAAGTGGGTGGAGATAGACTCCACAATTTTTATCTAGCCTCGAACCTTGAACGAGTTACACCAGAGGTAGCATTGCTTGGTATGATGACCAAACATATTATTAGCATTTATGATATGGTGCCAAATGGTGTGAATTATTATTCAAAAGAGATGTGGGATGAGAAGATAACAGATGCAATGAATTATCTGATTCTTCTACGGGCAATAATCGAAGACGGGTATGTTGAGGAGGTAGTAGAAGAATGTCAATGAGAAGTTATTATGTTACGATTATAAAAGATCTTGAGATGTTAAAGGAGGACTATATCTGATGCAATTCCTAAAAAAAGCCGGTGGGGTAATTTTGAGAAACAAAGCTAAAATTTGTTCAGGTGCAGCGGTTATAGGATTGTACGGAACCGCATATTTGGCAAGCAAAGCAACTCTGAAAGCTAATGAGATATTATTAGGAGTTGTAGACGACCCATCAAAACTTTCTATAAAGGACAAAGTCAAATTAACATGGAAAGAGTATATCCCAGCAGCAGCGGCATCAGTAGTGACAGTTGCTGCATTATATTTTGCGGATAGAGTTCACACAAAAAATGAAGCCGCATTGATGATGGTTTATCAGACTCTTAATGACAGATATTTGAGATATCAAAAGCAGGTGGTTTTAGACCATGGACCAAGACATGAAATGGATTTGACCGACAGAGTTGCTCAGGGTATTGTAGATGAGAAAAATCCTGGGTCAACTATAATTATGACTGGGTATGGTAAGGTTGTATGTTACGACGATGTTAGCGGTCGTGAGTTCGAGAATGATATTGAGACAATTAGGCGAATTGAGAATGAGCTTAACAGACGTTTAAGATCTGAGATACGTATCAGTCTCAATGAGTTATATTACGAACTCGGGTTGAAGCCTAATACTGCCGGCGACCTTATGGGGTTTGATATTGACACAAATCCTTTATGTATCCAATATTCTTCAACGCTCAACTCAAGAGGTCAACCTTGTTTAGTGTTGCATTACAATGTAATACCATTGTGAAAGGGTGATATTTATGACAAAAGAAATTGAAGGGCTTGCGCAATTTATGACAGACGAAGAAAGAGACATTGTTCTTGGCATAATTGATAAATGCGTAATTAGAAGAAAGAATAAATTTATAATTGAAACGATAGAAGACGATTAAAACACATCCTTTAATGAAGTAAATAAAAATTGAAAGGTGGGTTTTAAATGAAAAATGTATTTAAAATGGCAATTAATGGTATGGTAGCTGGTGGAGGAATATATTTATTCTGCCACGGGATATCTAGAATAATGATGGCTGGATTGGATGCATTTATTCAAGATGAAGGAACATCTTTGAATGCAGAGGAGCTTCAAGAACTTGTAAAGGAGAGCGAAAATGTGGAATCCATTTGAGCGGTCAGAGGTTGAACGATACGCGTCAGTGGAGAAAGTAAAATTGGTCAAGGCGATGGCAGAGGAGAAAGATTACGAGAGATGGCGTCAGCTTAATGAGCAATATAAGGTTTATGACCAAATGGAGAACCCAAGAGGTTTTATAAGCAGTGATACAATTATTAAGACGGCAACATCGCTAGTAATGTTAGGACTCGTGTTAAAGTATGAACAGTTGAATATAATCTGTACGAAAGCGTGGAGTTGGATTCGACCGCGAGATTAGGAGAGCATATGCTCTCCTTTATATTTTCGCAAGAAAAGCATACCTTTTAATGAAGAAATTAAATCTTAAGGAGGCAGTAAAATGTTTAATAATATTATGCGGACAGTATTGGTTGTTGGCGGTGGTTTGATTTCGGCAGTAGTAATTGATATGTTAATGCCGAATAAGAATACACCGGAGTTACCAGAGACAGAGCCGGAAGTAATTGATATTCAGCAAGACTAAGATTTGATGAATAACGGCGAGGGAGCGAAAGCTCCCTTTTATATTTTTGAAAGGAGAGATACTAATGTTTAATTTTATTAAAGAAAAGATTGAGAAGAAGGTTGATGAAAAGGTTATTACTCCTGCTAAGGAATCATTAATGGATTTGGTTAAAGAGGGATTTAAGTTTTGTGCGATAATTGGTACAACACTTATCATTCACAATATTGTCAAATCTGTTACACCAGAAGATACTGGATTCGCTAAGAAGGCAACCATATTAGTAGGTGAGTATGTGATTAGCGATGTTATTTGCAATACCATATCCATTGGTGCAGAAAAGACTTGGGATGATACAGCAGAAGCTTTTAACACATTTAGAAATAGGTGATAATTATGGATTGGCTAATCGTGTTATTTTTGGTATTTGTCATTCTGCTATGTTGGGCAGGGAAAGGAGAATAAAATGATGTATATTAAACGTATTAGACAAAGTTTATCAGATTTCAAAGATGTTGTACATTATTATTTAACTCATAAAGATACGATGGACCCACACGATGCGGATAAAATGTTGGATTATATTCTTGGAGCATCGGATGTAAGTGAAAATACTGATGTTCCATATATAGCATTGATGAAGCATTATATGAAAATATTGGATAAAGACATATATTCATGGGCTTCAGAAAGAAATAAGAAAGAAAATGAATAACTTAGCTCCAGCATTGGGTGTTAATCTCAAGGATTACAATCCAAAAGATATTCTTGAAGGAAAGAAGTGGCGGATAACGGAAAAGATAGACGGTGTTCGCCGTTTATTTTATAAGAAGCCAAATTGTCAAGTAGTGGCTTTCTCAAGAACTGAGAAGGAAGACAAATGGCTTGACCATATTACCAATTGGCTTACACAGCCTCACTTCCCTGAAAACATGGTATACGATTGTGAGTTGGTGGATAGAGACACATATTTCTCCGACCAAGAATCATTCATTCTCAGAACCGAAACAAATTCCAAAGCAAGCCAAGAGTATCCTGATAATAAAGGAGATCTCATGGCTTTATGTTTCGACATATTTAATCCTGATGGAGACACTCGAACAGGGCATGAGCGAACACAGATGCTTCAGGAGATATTCTTTGGTAATGAGTTGACAGAGCCAATGATACTTATACCAATCCTTGGTTATATTCAGGGAGCAGATGAGGAGTCATTGGCAAAGCTTATGGTTCAGATAACTCAACGTAAGGGTGAGGGATTGATGTTGATGGATATGGATGCGTTTTATATTCCAGGTCGGAGTCGACATTTAGTTAAGGTTAAAAAAATGCAAGAATTTGTAGGGACGGTGATAAATTTTGAAATGGCAAGATTGGACAGCAAAATTGCTGGTGGAATCGCTGCTCTCATCTGCGAGGTTCCAGGATGCACCGTACCCGTTCGGGTTGGTTCAGGTTTTACCCATGTCGAACGGCAAAACGCCGTCAGTGACTCCACGATTGGAAGGAAGGTGGAAATTGACGCTTTCTCATTATCCAAAGACAAAAACGGAAATGTGAGTTTATCAATGCCTATATTTAAGCAATTTATCTAAGGAGGAGTTACAATGATATTTACAGAGAGTGAAATGGAATTAGTTCAACGAATCAGAAGGGTTGAGGATGATATTTCGAAGGTTGCAGAGTCCGTTAGAATAATGGGTCAAGCGGTCGACGATTTGATATATGCCTGCGAATTGATGGAGGAGGATATTGCACAACTCAAGGAGGCTGCAAATGGATGAGAAGAAACTAACCAGACCAACAAGTAGTCTTGATGCAAAATATCCTGGTAACAGTGAAGTTAATAAACCAACAGCAAAAGAGCGAGAGCGTCTCAAACCAATAGTGACGGCTAAGCAACATAAGCCATCATTCATATCTAAGATAAAGAACTCAATTGTCTCCAATGAGGAACAATCAATTGGGGATTTTATTATCTACGATATTGCGGTGCCAGCCATCAAAGCTCTTATTTATGATACGGTTGTAGGCGGTATTGGTATGATGCTTGGGCAGTTCAAAGGTGGTCAGACGCCCAGCAATATTCAACGGAATGGCGGAAGGTCTTATGTGTCATATACAAACTACTATCAAGGTAACAATCAGCCTCAAACACAAACTAGAAATGATAGATACGCGTTTGATGATATTGTGTTCTCAAGTAGGGCAGATGCTGAGAATGTCTTAAGCGAACTCTGCAACACAATTGAGAATTATGGACTTGTAGATGTGGCGGCATTTAATGAATTATGTGGGCTCAAGACAGAGTTCACAGACCACAAATGGGGATGGCAGAGCCTTAAAGATGCCTTTACCGAGCGTGTTAGAGACGGATATATTATTAAGTTACCTAAACCCAAACCATTAAATTAAAAGGAGATGTTTGATATGGAACTCACAACAAGTCAGAAATGGTGTAACAATGTTATTTGGAATGAATCGAATGCGGACCCAATAATTAACCCTGAACCGGTCAACGCAATAACAAGTGTATGGAATGAACTTGAGCGGCAGATGAAACTCCCATTTGCAGTAGACGATGAGCCGATTATACGTCTAGCCGGCATTAACGAATGCTCAACTCTTGATGGTAGAGGATTGCGGTTTGTTATATTTACACAAGGATGTATGGCTAAGTGCGCTGGTTGTCATAACCAGCATACTTGGTCTTTTGATGGTGGTTACGATGAAAAGATATCTGTAATCATTGAACGAATCAATCGACTTAAACATCTCTTAACCGGCGTAACATTCAGCGGCGGTGAGCCATTTTTCCAATACGAAGGATGCGCTCAGATAGCCAAATGGGTTAAAGAGAATACACAATTGGATATTTGGTGCTACAGTGGTCATACTTATGAGTATATTTTGAGAACTCAAAGGTTCTTGGAATTTGTTAGATATATCGACGTCCTTGTGGATGGCCCGTTTGATATTTCGAAGAAGACCACAGCTCAACCGTTCAAAGGTAGTTCGAATCAAAGAATTCTTGATATGAATGCGTCAAGGTTCATTGCTGAAAACGGCGATGTAAGGTATATTTGTCCTCCCAAACACTTCAAGTTCCCAGCCCCTACATTCCCACCAGATTTTAAGCGACGTGCAACAGTGTCCGGAACGGGGATAGCATAATGGCTAATTTACATTTTGGCAAATGTGATATTTGCCACAAAGAAGATTATCTGCAAACACAAATATTTAGATATCCTGGAATACAATGCGAATGTCATAATGAGCATTTCGAACGTATTGACTATTGTCAAAAGTGTTTTGATGCCGGTAAGGTTGTTGAGCCGGAACGAACTCATCTGACAATTAGGACGGATATTCTTAAATTAATGTTGGATAATGTTAAAGAAGAGCGAAATAAGGACATACGGCTTATGCAGTATCGCAATCTTCGACAACATTTCGGGACGCTTACTGATTCAGTATTAGGTATTGACTATTATAACCTTGGGCAAGATGTGTATACATGTGATGAGCTTACATGTTTTGATATTTATAAAGCG